TATCGTTTCTTCAAACTCATTAGGTATCGATACAGCAAATGGTATCACTTTAGATAGTGGAAGTGGCGGAGCAATATTAAAAGCAGGTGGTAGCACAACATATGGTACATTAACAAGTAATTCAGGCAGTCTTAGTATTAATCAAACAACGTCTGACAAGGATATTATATTTACAGGTAACGATGGTGGTTCAACTATTGAAGTCATGAGAATGGACATGTCAGAGGGAGGTAAAGTTGGTATTGGAACAAACGCACCATCAAGAGATTTACACGTAAAAAAATCAACTAGTGGTAGCCCAGTAAGATTTGAAGTAAACAATACATCAGACACAGGTTCCTCTCATGGTGTAGTGTCAATATATTCAGGTGGAACAAGTGGTGGTGACCCTTATTTACATTTTAAAGTTGATGGTGGAGAACAATATTCATTAGGTATTGATAACGATCAAAGCGATGCATTTGTATTATCAAATAATTATGGAGTTGGTTCAAGTAATTTACTATCTATTGCAACAGATGGTTCAGCTTCATTTACTGAAAAAATTATTATGGCTAGCAATAAAGAGGTGCAGTTTGTTGACACTAATGAGTCAATTAAATCAGATGGTTCTAAACTAATTATTAAATCTGGTGGAACAACATTTAACTTCCCAACAGCAGATGGTTCAGATGGACAAGCACTTGTAACCGATGGTTCTGGTACTTTTAGTTTTGCAGACGCAGGTAGCTCTGGTTTTTCTTCATCAACAATTACAACAACACCAGGTGCTGTTGATTTTGACTTATCAAAAACTAATAATGCTGGTAGTGCAGAAACACCTTTTGATACAACTGCTACAGATGCGTTTGGGTCTGCGGTAGGGTCAGTATTTGACTGTATGGAACCAATAGGAAGTAGTACTGCTAACAACGTAGATTTGGGCTCAAGTGAGTCACATGTAGGGGCATAATACTTATAAATACAAGAATAGGAAACTAAAATGACACAAAATAGATCAAATTTTGCAGACGCATATAGAAAAATGTACGAGAAGTTAAAACCTTCTGATGGTGCAGGTGCATACATTGACGATTTCAGAAAATCAGATGCTCCACAATTCAAGGGAAAATCAGACAAAAAAATTCAAAAGATGGCAGTAGCTGCATATCTAGACGATAAAGATAAAGCAAAAAAAGAAGATAAAGACATGGACCCTGCTAAACATGTCGCTAGAAGTAAAAAGAACCCAGACAAGTTTTGTGTATTTGACAAAGATGGAAATGAAGTAAAACTATTTGATAAAAAAGATGATGCAGTAGCATATGCTAAAGCAAATCATGATAAGTTAATGGAAGAGTTAGAATATGTGATAGAACAGTTGATAAAAGCTAAGACACCACAAGAAAAAATTAAAACATTGGTTAAGATGGATAAGTTGAAGTCAAAGGCTAGTCGAATTATGAACGACAAAGACAAAGCAAAGAAGATGGCTAATGACCTAAACGATCTGGCAGAGTTAGAAGAAAGTCAAGTTTTTGTTGTAAGATTTACAGACCCTAAAAACAAAAAAAGATTTGCTGTACCATACAAAGATAAAAAATCAGCAGACGATAAAATGAAACAATTAAAAAGAGATGGTGTCAAAGAGATAGAAGTTACAAAAGATGTTTTAAAACGTGGTGTCAAGTTTAAAGAACAATACGAATTACAAGAAGCTAAGTTTGCTGTAAAACTTTCTTTCTTACCAAAACCAATATACATGGACTCAGAGTCAGCAGGTAAAGTAAAAGTTGCTCTAAGAAAAGCATTGAAGAAACCTGATGATTTAGAATCAGTAGAAAGAGTAATGCCTGCAGATTACAAAGCAGATTTAAGAAACAGAATTAAAGGTAAAAAAGATGACGAGGATGGTGAAGAGCAAAAAGAAGCATTAGATAAAAAAGATGAACCTTTTGTAAAAGATTTAATTAAGAACCTTAGAAGTGGTTCTAAAACTCATGGTAAACAAGCAGATGATTTAGAAAAAGCATTGAAGACAGAGGCAGCTAATCCTGCTCAACAAGCTGCGATTGCAATATCAATGAAAAAAGCTGGTAAAAAACCTAAGTCTGAAATGGATGAAGGTATCAAACCATATGTTTCTATGCAAAGAAAAAATGGCAAAATGAATTATGTTGTATTAGATAAAAATGAAAAAGAAGTTTACAGATCAACAGATGAAAGACTAGCAAAAGATTATTTAAGAAAAAATTTTAAAAAATTAAGAGAAGACACAATAGATGAAAGATTTAAACCAGAAGGTGGCGAACTTTTTATAGTAACTGCTGGACCAGGTGATAACGCACAAAAAGTTATTGGCATGAACAAAAATTTAAGACAAGCTCAAAAGATGAGAAATGATTACGATAGAAAAAATAAACCAAGTAAACCATCTCACAAAGCAAGAGTTTATGCACAATCTAAAGAGTCACAACCTAGAAACAAATTTAAAGTTGGAGATGACATTAAGTATTCTTCATATGGAAACAAATTACAATTTACAAAAGTTAAAGAAATGAAGTTTGATGAACCAGAATTTTCTAAAAAGAATTTTGCAATGAACAGAATAGGTTTAGTTGCTAAGGACCTTAAGAAAAAAGAACTTGGTAAAGTTACAGACGAAGGTCGTAAATCAAAATACGATATGGACCAAGACGATGAAGAAGGTGCAAACAAAAATATTATAATGCAACTAAGAAAATCAGTTGACTTAAAGGGTCGATTTGATGTAGAATTCGAAGATGGTAAAAAAGTGAAAGTAAAAGATACAATCGCAAGAGCGGCTGTTTTAAAACATGCAGGTATGAAAAGACCAGCAGAAAAACTAGCGTTTCAGAAAAAGATTGAGAAATCTTATCGAGACTTACTAAACGCAATAAAGGGAAGGTAAAAAAATGAGTAAATATTTTGATACAAAAGCTGAAAGTCTCGAAGAAAAGATTAAACAGATTTTCGGCGAAACTGTTGCCAAAGAAGGTAACAAGTTTACAAAAGCACTAATGGCTGCAAGAGAGAATGGTAAAAAATTCTTTTCGGTAAATGGAAAACAATACGAAACAGAAGCATATAGTAAAGTTAAAGAAATAGCACCTGCTATAGCAGGTATTGCTAGAGCTGCGGCTGCAGGCGCAGGCGCTGAGGTAGCAAAAAAAGTTATGAACTCAAGCAAGAAGCATAAAAAAGAAGACAACACTAACGACAAATCAGACGATGGTGAAGGTATGGACAAAGTTCAACCTAAAGCAATTAAGAAAAAATTTGCAGATAGAAAGGACAAAGACATTGATAACGATGGCGATGTGGATTCATCCGACAAATACTTACATAAAAGAAGACAAGCAATATCCAAAGCAATCAAAAAAGAAGAAAAATCTCTTGATGAAGTTCTTGAAATGTCTGACGAGGTATTCTTCGAACACTTAGATACTTTATCAGATGAGGACCTTCTTCAATTAGAAGGCATTCTTGGTGCGATAGGTAGAGGAGTTAAAGCAGTTGGTAAAGCTGCAGTAGGTGGTGTTAAAAAAGTTGCTAACAGACTTTCAACTGCTGGTCGAGCAGATGCTGCACAAGCAAAATTAGCTAAGATGCAAAAAAGAAAAGCAGACCAAGACAGACTTGCAAGAGCTAAAGCACAAATGCAAAAGATGAAACAAAGAGAAAGAGAACAAAAAGCAAGAGCTTCGATGAAAAAAGAATATGTTGAAGCGGGTGGTAAAAATAGAAGAGTTGCTGAAGGTGATAAAAGATTAAAGGCAAATCAAAAAGAGGAGTCTGTTGCAGACATCATTCAGAATAAAAACTACTCTATGAGAGAAGCATTGGCAAAAGTTTGGGAAACATCAGCTAATAACAATCCTTTTGAGATGTTTGGTGCAAATACACCAACATCAAATCAAGGTGTTAAGACTGTAAAAAGAGATCAATCAAGAAAACCTATGGGCCCAGTTGATACTGCTAAAAGACAGATAAAAAGACCAATATCTTCTTCTAAAACTGAAACAGGTAAGCCAGTAACTAAAGTTGAAATAAACCCTAAGGTGTAATTCAATGAAACACCTGGTTGAGTTGCAAGGTATATCTGAGCAAGAGGATTTGCCTACAATTTACTTGGATATGGACCAGGTATTGTGTAATTTTCTCAAAGGCGCTGACAAAGCAGTAGGTGGTAGTTTTGCTACTATGGACTCTGCTAAGCGTTGGAAGATATTAAATCAGACTAAAAACTTTTGGGCAGACTTAGAATGGATGCCTGGGGGTAAACAGTTATATAGATTTTGTTCTAGATATGACCCACATATCTTGTCTGCCTACGCAGGTAAAGATAAGAATTCTAGAGTGGGAAAAATGAAGTGGTTGACTAAAAACACTAAGGTTCCTAGAGGGAAGATACATTTAGTTGTTAGAAGTCAAAAAAAGGACTTTGCAAAGGGTAACAATCTATTGATTGATGACTATGAAAAGAACATAAAAGAGTGGGAAAGTGCTGGTGGACGAGGAATATTGCACACAAACACTAACAAAACTATACAAGAACTTAAAAAATTAGGGTTTAAATAGTTATAAATAATAGAAAGTAAAATTACTAATAAGTAAAAAAGGAGAAATCAAATGGGTTTATGGGGAACAGACGCAGACGCAACTGATAACAAACCAAAAAATCTGACTACTGATACTAACTCCGATTACGCAAAAAAAGATGTTTTCGCAAACAAAATGGGTTGGGTGCGAAGAGCTGGAACTGCTGCCAATGGTAACGATAACGCAGACGCTCAAGAAGAAGTTTTGGTTGCGATCGGTGATTTATCAGGTGCATCATCAACTACTGGTTTGAAAGCACCTACAATATCTTCAGTTAGATTTATTGTTGGAAATACAGCAAATACTGACTTTACAGCTAATGATGCTAACGCACAAATAGATGTAGAAGTAACTTACGATGAGGAAGTCACGGTTAATACTTCAGGTGGTACACCAACACTTGTTGTTGCTAACAATGACGCTTCAGGCGGAGGTTACGGTAACTTAACATTAACTTACCTTGCTTCAGAATCAACTGCTAACTCACTAAGATTTAGAAAAACATCTTGTGGTATTGGTAATACAGACGTATTAACAGTCGGTGGTTCAAACATTGCATTGAACTCAGGTACAATCGTTGATACAGCAGACGGTTCAACTGCAGCTTCGCTTGCATTTGGAACAGTTGGTGTAAGTAAAACAGTAACATCATAATAGTTGCATAAATAGATTATAATTATAAACAAGGAGTGAATATATCATGTCAATTGAAGATGATAAAATAAAGGCAAGACTTGAAAAATTGGAGGGTGACGTAAAAAAAGTTACTGACCAAATTCAAGACCTTGATAAGAAAAAAATTGAAGCAATTGCTTTGTTGAACGCACTACAAGGTGCAAAACAACAATGTCAAATGTTTCTACAAGAAATTAATAATGAGGATAGCACAGAAACGTCAAGTGGTGCGATTGACAACGGCACATTAGGAGGTCCTGCCCCTACTGCTGAAGAAATCGAAATCCAAAAGGCGAAAGAGAAAGCTGCTATTAAGTGATTGTAGTAAATGCTACAAGTAACATTCCCCAAATACATACGGGGTTAATATAAAGGAGGCCTAAAATGGCAGATAAAAAGATAACGGCGTTAACTGACCTTTCAACAGGTATAGCTGGTGCTGACTTATTACACGTAATCGATGACCCAAGTGGTACACCGATTAACAAAAAAGTTAGTGTAACTAACTTCATAAACAACTTACCATCTTTTATTGGATTTTCAAATTCAGTAGAAGATATTTCTGACGGTACGCAAACTGCGATATCTGTATCAACAGCTTTGACACTTTTACAAACTGCTGGTACAAACGCAACTACACTTGCTAACGGAACAGTAGTTGGTCAAATCAAAATCATCGTTCACGATACAGACGGTGGTTCAACTGAGATGACACCTGCGACTCCATTAGGATTTGTTAACGCAGACTTTGTTACTGCTGGTGACACACTTACATGTATGTGGACTGGTTCTGCTTGGGTAGTTCTTGCTTCTCACGCTGCAGCTGCTAATACTGGTGTTGCTGAGGTATCAGACGACTAATATTTAATACTTACTTGGGGCGTTTATCGCCCCAGGTATTATTAAGGAAAGATAAATGAAGTCATTTAAAAAATACATATCCGAAGACGGTGTTAACTCTACTGTTCAAAGCCCAGATGTTAATGGTGTTCATGGTAACAACATGGCTGCTTTAGATAATCCTAACGTAGTAAGAGCATTAAATGCTTACGTTGGTGCATTAGCTAGACAAACACATGAACTACCAGAACAAGCAATTAACCACATAAGACAAAGACTTATGACTAGAGTTGGTTTACAGTTTGGTGCTACACCAGTCATGGAAGGCGATAAAGGAAATTTCTCATTACCATTAACGTTATTTGGTGGAAGATTTGGAAAAGATGAAAACACACCATTTGATGAATTTATTAACGATGATGGTATATCTCATAAAGTAGAAGGTGGATTAAAAATTAATTTTACTTATGAGATGCAAGAGGATAATACTTGTAAGATTACTGCTAAGATCGCATAAATACTAACATTATGTACGAGAAGATTACCTCGGAAAATGTTATTATGTTTGCAATCAAGCACTACAACAACCCACAATGCGAGGGGGAGTTGGAGTTTCATGATGACTTAAAGAGATTTAAGTACATCAAACGTCTTTTCAAAAAGTATGTCGATACCAAAGTCCTTAAAGAACGTCTATTATTAAATCACTTCATAGTATTAAAAAACGTATTTGGTACAGATGCCAGTATAACACTTCTATTATATAAAATAGAAAGAGAACATTGGCATGTACTTAAATCATTCTTATTATATCTAAATATGATACAAGAGAATGAATTAACAGAGGTAGAACATGACGAATATGTTCTAGAAGAACTAAGGAAGATTTAATGGGTAGAGCGATAGACTTATTTGTAACATACAGATTTTTAAAGTTACTTACAACACCATTCAATAAAACGGATGCTTATAAGTTTGGTATTATCGATAAAGATGGTAACAGAATTAAGAAAAAAAATTCAGATGAGGTTGCTGTTGATCTACTTACTTCACAACTAAAAAATTCATACACAATACTACACAAACTAGTATTCAACATCAAAAAAATATTTGCTAAAGTTCCTGGTCTACGTACAAAAGTTGGTACGTATGCAGCTGCATTATTTCTACTAAAAGATACATTTAAAGAATCAGTAGATGACCCAGATGTATTTGAAAAAGAATTTGTTAAGTTTTTAAAGGAAAATAACGTAGAATTAGATGGTGAAATATCAGAGGAAGTTGTGGGATTTGGGGAAGTACTACCTAAAGGTGAATATATACTCAAGCAAGATATACTAAATAAAGAAGAGGAAGAGTTAACTGCTAAGAAAGGTGATAAAGTTATTGCCTTTGATGACGAGGCACCTGTTGACACTATTCTAGGAGTTGATATCTTTCCTGTTATACATGAGAAATCAAAAGAAAAAATTTATGTTTCTCTAGAGGATATTACAAATGCGTAAAGAAAAAAAGATATACGATGAAGTAAACCCTTATACAGGTGAACGTATTAATTATAGAACTGAGGACGCACCAGCAAATGCTACAGGTCCAGCTGTTGCTGGAACAGGTGATGACAGTTCAGTTGTTGTTGTTAAAAAGAAAAAGAAAGACAACAAAATGTTTCTTGACGCAAGAACAAAAGCATATAAAATACATGCAGAGAGATTAAGATTAAGAAGAGAAAAAAGATTAGAGGCTTTGAAAAAATCAGCTGTAAAAGAAAGTTTATTATCAAAGCTTGATGAATTTGATAGAGAATCAGATTTAGTCGAAAACAATATTAACATGTTAAGACAGATAGTTAAGAAGAAACAAAACAGGCCTATAAAATTTAGTAATGGCCAAATGAAAGTTGATCTAATGACAGCATCAGCGATCATTGGTGTATATGATAAAGTTAATAAAAGCAACAAGGCAAAAATTGAGCGTATGGTAAATGGTGATAAAAGTCAGTTCTTAAAGATGCAATCAGCCGCTTTCAAATTGGCAAGATAATCGCCACAAATTTCCTAAATACTTACTCAATGCCTAGGTTTATATTAACAATAAACATTAAGGAGAAAAAATATGATTAATTGGATTAAAGAAAGAGCAAAAGAGATGTCCTCATGGTCAGGTGCAAGTTTAATAGCATTTGGCGTATTAGTAATTCTTGGAGGTCCTCTTGTAAAAATAGCTGCCTATGCGGCAATCGCTTGGGGAGCATGGTCTATATACAGAAAAGACTAATCATATAATTAGAGAGAGATAATGTTTAAAATATATGGCATAATATTAGTAATTGGTATCGTAGGTGCAATTGGTTTTGGTGCGAAATATTACTACGATACCACTCAAAATAAAATTGCAATTCTACAAGACAGTAACGCAAAACTAGAGCTAGTTGCAGAAACTAATCAAAATACTATAAATCAATTACAAGCAGATAACGAGAAGATGAGTAAGTTATCTGGTGAGTTGCAATTAGAGTTGGCAGAGGCAACTAAGTATAAAGACGAATTAATTAATAAATTACAAAAACATGATTTGACTAGATTATCTTTGAAAAAACCTGGTCTAATCGAAAAAAGGATAAACAATGGAACTAAAAAACTTTTTGAAAGTTTTGAGTCTCTTACTGGTAACACTACTACTAACTAATTGTAGTACGTTTAAAATGCCTGCAAAAACAGTTGTAAAGACTGAATATATTGAGAAAGTTATTCCTTTACAACCACATCCTAAACCCCTAAGTATGCAAAATGTTGAATGGTATGTGGTAACAGAGGCAAACTTCGATGAATTTATTACTAAATACAAGAAAGAACACGGCGAACAATGGGTATTCTATGCAATATCTGTCAGAGGATATGAGGCGATGGCTCTCAATATGGCAGATATAAAAAGATACTTAGAACAAAATCAAAAGTTGATTTTATACTATGAGAAAGCAGTTTCACCAAATGGTGAGGAAGAGAGTAAAGAAGAAGATGGCAAAGAAGAGTAAATTTAACGGATTGATGTCAAGTCAATTTAAAAGACCTAATAAGTGGAAACTTACTAAGTCTTTGACTTTTAAAACCGATTTATTTGAAAATGAGATTGCTTTATTTAAGAAACACAAAGTTGATCTTAAATGGAATAAGGATACATTAACTGTACCTAAAGGTTATATTACAGATATGGCTTCAGTTCCAAGAGCAGCTTGGGCTTTTATTGCACCATTTGATGTTGCAAGAGCAGCTATTTGTCACGATGTAATGTATGAAAAATTAAACGCCGTAAGAAAAAAAGTTAAAAAAACAGAGTTTGCAACAATGAGAGCAATCGCTGATACAGTTTTCCTACATGGTATGGAAGCTGCAGAACCTAAAGTAGCAAGTTGGAAAAAATGGTCAGCTTACTATGCGGTAAGATTGTTTGGTTGGAGTGCAATTAAAAGCTCAGCAAAAAGGAAATGGTAGGAGTAGAAAATGAAAAACTATTTTATATCAACTAACGCTTGTTGTTATGATGATTTTTTAAGATATTATTTAAATAGAGAATTTTTAAAACAAATGGCAGTTGATAACATTTCTGATGCACAATATAGCTCTGTCTATGGTCCTTTTGGAAAAAGAATTGAAACTGCACCATATAAAAAATATGAACTATCAGCTAATACTGGGTTTGTTTATCCTTTTAATAATTGGACTAAAGCTCAAATAGAGGCTTTTTCAGACAACGCTGCATTTATGGCAGATGTTGCAACAAAAACAAAAAGCTTAGAATATGGTGTGCCAATAACAAATGAGGACGGTTCAACATCAGCAAGACCAGGTTGGGGAACAGGTTGGGCAGAAGGTGACGAAAGTAAACCAGTTCCAGCAACAGCATTAAAAGGAATTGCTTTTACTGTTGAGGGTGATGAAGGTTCTACTATTTGGACACCAAAAGGTGATACAACTTTATACGAAACAGTAAGAGATGCCAGCACAGATAACAAATTTATATTTGTAGATTTTCACAACGTATATTCACCACACTTTGATACATATTGGTCTAGAGTAGAAGCATGTAATTCAAGTTGGGATGACTCTACAAAAGCAGCTAATAAAGCACAAGCACAATCACTATTGGGTTGTACAATGTACACAGCTCAAGACCCAATTGGTAAACCAGATGGTAGTGTAGAAATAATCACTAACACGGTTAAAAATTATCCTTTAGGTTATCCAACTTACATAGATGGTGTTAAAAATGATAGAGTGCATGTTTTAGAAATAGATAAACTTTTAGATAAAGACTCTGCAACAATGACAGACTTAGCAACTTTCATGGGTATATCAGTAAGTGATGATGCATCAACTATTATTGATACCTTCTTAAACGATATTAGATAATGATTAGTATTTGGTTTTTCATACTGAAAGCATCAGCTTCAGCAATCTTAGGCCAATCTACAAATGCATGGTTTAAGAAAACTAAAGTAGGTATTTGGTTTTATGCAAAGGTAGATGGTTTCTATACATGGGCCGCAAAAAGATACGATATAGAAATTGCAACTAAAGAAGAAAGAGCAATGAAAAAGTATCCTTATCTTATGAGTCGTATCAACAAACTCGAACAAGAAGTCAAGAATTTAAAGAAAAAATAACCTTGACAATTTAGTAAAAATCTGGTAGTATAAGGAATGAGACATTTATTCTTAACATCAATGGTAATATTATTATTAACTGGTTGTAGTCAGGTACCTAAAAAACTAGAAGGTAGTAAATTAATGGCATTAGATAATTTTTGGGATATGATAGGTGGTAAGAAGACACCAGAAGAGGTGAAGAGCGAATCTACAAAACAATAAATAGCTAGAGAGTAAAGAGGAAAAAATGGCCGATAAACTAGCTACAGATGTTGAAATTCTTAAGCGAGAAGTTGCTGACATGAAGTTGATTCATGGCAGACTAGATAACGCAATCACAAAAATTACAGATGTTTCTAATTCTATTAATAGAATGTTAGCTGTTCATGAAGAAAAACTTGCCAGTCAAGAGGACGCAATCGCTAGACAAGAACAAGATACCGTTGAGAGAAAAAGAGAATTTGAAAAAGATGTAGAGATCATACATGAAAGAATTAAAAATACAAAAGATGATCTTTCTACTATGATGTCAAAACAACATGAAGAACAAACTGTTGCTATCAACTCAATTAAAAAAGATTTAAAAGATAGAGTTGGTGTATTAGAAAGATGGCGATGGTTATTAATTGGGGGATGTATAGTAATTGGTTTTGCATTACATAAATTAATGAATTTTAGTATTGTAGTTTCCTAAACATATATAATTATATTATGAACATGTGTGTATCCTATAACGCTGGAGAGTTTGGCGATTTCATTAGATATTTCTGTGGTCTTCACACAGGTCAGATTGAAGATACAGATATCATTTTTGATAATGATTTTATGGGTATGCATAAAATAATACTTGAACCAAATAAACATATTCATATAACAGAAAAACTTAATACAGATTCTTTTTTAAAATTATTTCAAAAAAGTTGTCCACCACCATCAACACACATTTATAAGGTTAAACTTTCTACGAATGAGGACGATAAACATACACACAATATTTTAAATACACCTGAATACGATATTATTCATTCTCTAAAACATAAAATAATATTTACTGAATTAGAATTATTAAGTGAATGGGGATTGTTGTTTTTTAAAAGAATAGAGATGTTGTGTAAACATTGGAACATACCATATGATAAAAAATGGTATGTTAAAAAATTTACAAAATTAAAAGAGTATCCTAAACACGAACTTAATCATATTTTACAAATTGATAGATTATTGGATTGCGACCAAGAGGAGTATGATAAGTTGATAAATTTTTTACAATGTAAACCTAAAGATAATTGGAAAGAAATAGTAAAAAAATATACCATTTGGATTAAAAAGGACCTTGACAATACTGCCTAATCTGTATATAATGACAGCATGGATTATCTTGAACAAAAGTATATACTATTATTATCCCCACAATTAACTCTATTTAAAAAGAAATCTAATTCTTTATTTAATTTTAGATGTCCTTATTGTGGTGACTCTCAAAAAAACAAATCAAAGGCAAGAGGATATATCTTTCCTAAAGGTAACTCTTATATTTACAAATGTCATAATTGTAGCGTATCTACTTCAGCTATTAAACTAATAAAACATGTAGATGAAAAATTATATAATCAGTTTGTAACAGAAAAATATAGAGAAGATAAAACACATAAAGAGAGTCCAGCAGAAAAGTTATCCACAACCTTAAAACAAATGTTTAAAGATAGCAACTCTAAGTTGCGTAGTTTGAAAAAGGTATCTCAACTAGAAGATAATCATCCAGCGAGACAATTTGTCTTAAAAAGAAATATACCTTTTAATAAACATTATAAAATATTTTATGCTCCACAGTTTTATAAGTGGGTAAATACGGTTGTTGAAAATAAATTTTCATCTATTCAAAAAGACCACCCAAGACTTATAATTCCTTTTTATACTAAGGAGGGTGACATGTTCGCTTTTCAAGGTAGAGCATTGAATAATGAAAATCCAAAATATATAACTATTAAGGTGGATGAGAGTAAAAATAAGATATATGGTTTAGACGATATTGATTGGTCTAAAAGAGTGTATGTTGTTGAAGGTCCTATTGATAGTTTGTTCTTAGATAATTGTATTGCGACAGCACAATCTGATTTAAGAGTTAATGGTGATGATGTTGTTTTGATACCTGATAATGAGCCAAGAAACAATGAGGTAGTGAAACAAGTAAAAACATATATAGAAGGTAACTTCAATGTTGTTATTTGGCCAAGTGATATAAAAGAAAAAGATATAAACGAAATGATTCTTTCAGGTAAAACTGAAAGAGATATTAAAGACATCATTGCTCGTAATACATTTAATGGATTACTTGCAAGAACAAAACTAAGTGAATGGAAAAGGGTTTAACAAATGACACAATATATGGGTATCAAAATAGATGAGGCCAGAGACAAATTATTATCAGAACAAGCAAACAAATTACTAAAAGATTATTACTGTCAAACAGGTGAGACTTCACCACAACAAGCATTTGCTAGAGCATCTAAAGCTTATTCATATGGCGATAATAAACTAGCACAAAGAATATATGACTATGCGTCTAAGGGTTGGTTTATGTTTGCGTCACCAGTATTATCAAATGCACCACTTAATAATAAAAAAATTAAAGCATTACCCATTTCTTGTTTTCTATCTTTTGTACCAGATAGTTTAGAAGGTCTTATAGATCATACAGCAGAATTAAGATGGTTGTCTGTTAAAGGGGGTGGAGTTGGTGGACATTGGTCAGCAGTTAGATCAGTATCAGATATTGCACCAGGCCCAATACCATTTTTACATACAGTCGATGCTGACATGATTGCATATCGACAAGGTAAAACACGTAAGGGTTCTTATGCGGCTTACATGGATGTATCGCACCCAGATATCGAAGAATTTTTATCTGTTAGAATACCAACTGGTGATGTTGGTCGTAAATGTTTAAACTTACATAACGCTGTAAACGTTACAAATGAATTTATGCAAGCTGTTAAACAAGGAAAAGAATGGCATCTAAAAGACCCTAATGATGGTACGATTAGAGAAACAATGCCAGCAAGAAAACTTTGGGAAAAAATTTTAGAAGTAAGATTTAGAACAGGTGAACCATACGTAAACTTTATTGATACAGCTAATAAGTATTTACCAGAAACACAAAAAAAACTAGGACTAAAAATACATGGTTCTAATTTATGTAACGAAATTCATTTAGCAACAAGTGAAGAGAGAACAGCAGTTTGTTGTCTATCATCATTAAACCTTGAGATGTATGATGATTGGAAAGATACAAATATTGTAAGAGACTTAATACGTTTCTTAGATAACGTGTTACAATTTTTTATAGATCATGCACCAGATGATTTATCTAAAGCAAGATATTCTGCAAGTCAAGAAAGATCACTAGGTCTTGGTGCGATGGGTTATCATTCATATTTACAAAAACATAGAATACCATTTGAAAAGTCAGATGATATTAATAAAGAAATTTTTGAACATATACAACATGAGGCTGTTGAAGAAAGTTTATTACTAGGAAAAGAAAGAGGTGAGGCACCTGACATGAAAGGTACAGGTAGAAGAAACGCACACTTGTTGGCGATAGCACCTAATGCTAATTCATCAATGATAGTTTCTACTTCACCGAGTATTGAACCACACAAAGCAAATGCATATACGCATAGAACAAGAGCTGGTTCACATCTAATAAAGAATAAATATCTGGCCGAAGTCTTAGACGGATATGATATGAATAAGTCTGAGGTGTGGACAGGTATAATCACTAATGGTGGTTCTGTACAACACTTACAGTTTTTAGCAGATCATGAAAAGGAAGTGTTTAAGACAGCAGTTGAGATAGACCAAGTTAGATTAGTGGAACTTGGTGGTCAAAGACAAAAGTATTTGTGTCAAGGACAATCTTTAAACGTATTTTTTCCAGCAGGTGCTTCGAAGAAATACTTAACAAAGACTCATATTAAAGCATGGGAGAATGAATGTAAAGGATTATATTATCTGAGAACTGAAGTATCTAACAGAGCTGAGAATGTAAGTCAAAAAGTTGAATTGAATAAATTAAGAGACTATCAAGATATTAAAAAAGAAGAAGACGATTGTATTAATTGTCAAGGATAAGGGGATAAACAAATGGACGTACAAATTTATACGACACCTACCTGTGGTTATTGTGTACAGGCAAAGAATTGGTTTAATGAACATGGTATTGATTATGTTGAACATCAATTGGCTTCAGAGGAAGAAAAATTAGAATTCTATCAAAGAGTAAATGATACGCAAGAACAATTACAGAGAAGCGAATCTGCAAAACAAGATGTAAGATTAGTTGCTTCTGTACCACAGATTTTTGTTAATGGAGAACGTATTGGTGGATATGCTGGACTGTTAGAAAATTCAGAAAAGATTTTAAAAAGACGAGGTGGTAGTTTAACTAGATTTAGTGAAGCATACAAACCTTTCTATTTTCCGTGGGCGGTCGATATGGTAGTCAAACACGAAAAGGTTCATTGGATTGAGGACGAAGTTGATTTATCTGAGGACGTAACAGATTGGAAAGGTGGACGTATGACAGCTACCGAAAAAGATTTTGTTACTAACGTTTTAAGATTATTTACTCAATCAGACGTAGCAGTAGGTCAAAACTATTACGATCAATTTATCCCTAAATTTAAAAATAACGAAGTAAGAAATATGCTTGGTTCGTTTGCAAGCAGAGAAGGTATACACCAAAGAGCATACGCACTATTAAATGAAACTCTTGGATTACCAGACGAAGAGTTTCATGCTTTTTTAGAATACAAAGAAATGGCCGACAAAGTAGATTACATGATGGATTCAGATGTAACTACTAAAAAAGGTTTAGGACTTGCTCTAGCAAAATCTGTATTCAATGAAGGTGTATCTTTATTTGCATCATTCATAATGTTGTTAAACTTTCAAAGATTTGGTAAAATGAAAGGTTGTGGTAAGATTGTAGAATGGTCTGTAAGAGATGAGTCTATGCACGTTGAAGGTATTGCTCATTTGTTTAGAGCATACTGTTCGGAGAACGCTAGAATAGTTGACAATGATTTTAAAAAGAAAATATATGAAATGTCAACAAAGATTGTAGAACTAGAGGATAAGTTTATTGATCTTGCTTACAAGATGGGCGACATAGAAGGTCTTCCTAAAAAAGATGTAAAACAATATATCAGATACATAGCAGATAGAAGACTTTTACAACTAGGACTAAAAACTAACTTTAAAGTAAAAGAGAATCCTATACCATGGTTGGAGTGGATTCTAAATGCAGCTGACCATACTAACTTCTTTGAAAACAGAGTTACAGAATATGAAGTTGCTGGTATGAGTGGTGATTGGGATGATGCATATGACGAAGACGAAGAATCATTATATTCATCGCCACTTGACGGACCCGATGAGGTAGTAAATGGCTAAAAAAACTATATTGTGTAATCATTGTGATGCAAGTTATACCGTTTCTTATGAAATGGATGATGACTTATACTCACCAAGGTATTGTCCATTTTGTGGCGAAGAGATTACTGATTTAGATTACAATATAGATGAGGAAGAGGAATAGCTTATGAACTTTGTAGCAAACTTACCACATATTAAATGTTACGTAAGAAAAGAATACTTACGAGACTTAGAAGATGGTCATGGCGAGTTTGTTGATGCAACGATCATAGCAGTTAAATCAATTCAAGGACGAGCATTATACTTTGAAGCATATCTACCAGAGTATGGTGCTTGTTTTGATAAGTTTCCATTGTCAGCATTTGTGTGGAAGAAAGATATAATTGAAAGTGAACAATTACCTTTAGATGTGTTAGAGTTATGGGATGCATTTAGTTATGAGATACAAGTTTGGAAAAAAGTATTACTAGCAAATTGTGATGTGGATATAATGTTAAAAGGTGGTGGACGTATGAAAGGTGAGTATCTATTCTCTATCGATAGTTGTCATAGTGATTTAAATACCACTAACTTAAATCTATCAGAGGTGCCAGAAGAACATAAACAATTTAATTTTGGTAAATTAGAAAATGGCCAATTCTTTGCACAACCAAATAATAGAATGTTATGGTACGAACAATCAAGCACACCAGCAGAATTAAAGAGACCAGATTTTAAAGTATCAACTAGATACTTTACATGTGAACAAGAGAGAAAGTGGGCATTCGGTGATGACGATAACTACTTCTACAAAGAAAAGGAGCGAGATGAAAGCGATAGTATGGAGTAAACCTATGTGTGGTTATTGTGTCAAAGCAAAATCACTTTTAAATAATAAAGGTATAGAGTTTGAAGAAAAAAATATAGCAGAGGGTCATGATATACAAGAAATGTTAAAGTTAGTACCCAACGCAAGAACTATGCCACAAATTTTTATAGACGATAAACATATTGGTGGATACGACCAATTAGAAACATTTTTAGAAGCATATCATTAGGAGAGTAAAATGAAATATGAAAACAACCCACTAATAGAAAAAATTTGCCAATGGCATAAAGATAGAAACTTAATAGATGGTAGCACAGATAAAGATCAAGTCTTAAAACTACAACAAGAACTTGGTGAGTTAAGTGATAGTGTATGTAAAGGTAAAGATATGAAAGATGATTTGGGTGATATGCTAGTTGTTATGATAAACATAATGGCACGTAATAAAATAACAATGGAAGAATGTTTAGAGACAGCATACAACGATATTAAACATAGAAAAGGTAGAATGGTTGATGGTATCTTTGTAAAGGCACAGGCACCAGAACAAACAACTTCATTTGGTCAAACTCTTAATACCATGATTGGAGTAGATGTCTAAATATTGCAACAACTGTGGTTATATTCATGAGGGAGATGGTCCTCTTACGAGAATTGAAAAGGATTATGACGGCAGACAATATGAAATAGAAATATGTAAGGTAGCGAGATATGAAAACACAATCAGCGAAAGCAAAGGGTCGCAGACTTCAACAATGGGTTAGAGATCAACTCATTGAACACTTAATGGTTAATGAGGAAGATGTTGAATCTAGATCAATGGGAGCAAGTGGTGAAGATTTAATTATGGCAAGAGATGCCAGACGCAAATTCCCATATAGCATAGAATGTAAAAATGTTGAGAAAGTAAATGTATGGGATGCTTATGAACAAGCAAAAGGTAATGCAAAAAAAGGTGAACCATTAGTTGTAATAAAAAGGAATAAATCAAAACCATTAGTATTGGTGGATGCAGAATACTTTGTAAAAATGCATCAACCAAATAACGTAGAAGACTTATGACATTTGAATTTAAACATCCAAGCTATTACAAAAAAGAAAAAGAAAAAAACAAAGACTTTTTAGAAGAAATAGAAAAAGATCAAAAAATACTTGATATCGGATTGAAAGAGTCAAGAAGAGCAAAGAAAGAAAGACTCGAAAAAGAAAGACAAGCCAACATGCAATCCGACAATATTGAAATGGAAAAGTGGAAAAGTGAATAATATAATATTATTGAATATACTTTTATTATGGATAACTATATTTTGGTCATTCAAATTAGGAAATATCCTCGCACTAAAAACTAGTATATCAATACCAACATTTTTATTTTTTACAGCATTGATTAAATTGGTATGGAATAGTTATGCTTAATATATGTTTAGTGAAATATGGAACTGAAGTTCAAGGATTTGAAATAAACCAACTTACAAAAGATTTCTTAACACCAATTGTAGAAAATTTAAAAGTAGATTACAAAATACATATCGCAACTGATAAACCATATTATGGTTGGTTTGATCTGGGTATCAAAGATATAAACTTTATCAAGTTGTCTGAGGACATGATAGACACACACGAACATTGGTCTAAGATATTTTTCTTTAATCCATATTACATAAACGCTGGTCAAAATGATACAACTGTTATTATGGATATTGATATGCAATGGCAGAAAGACCCATCACCAGTCCTCACATACCCCGTAGAAATGGGCCAGTTTGTTTCTATGGACAGATGGTGGAAAGACAACGAAATGCCTATTAGCGGCAATCTGTATAAGTTTAATTCATATGATTTTCAGTTTGTATATGAAGAGTATATGACAAACTTTAACACAATTAGACCTTACTATTATAAAGAGGGTATTGTCGCACATCCAAATGAGGGTGAACAATATTTTGTTTATGATACGGTTAAACGTAAACAACCATGGTTTAATATAAAACTACAACCTGCAGAGTGGTGTATGAAATCTCATCAAACAGATTCAGAAAAACAAAAATTATATGAAAAAAGATTTAATAAAGCAACAGGCAAAAATTATCAAGATTATTATTTTGATGCAATATGGACATACAAAGCAAACAAATGACAAAAGAAGTAGAAGATTGGATTAATGAAGTAATATCTAAACCAAATAAAATTTTTGGTAACCTACCACCATGTCCTTATGCAAGAAAAGCTTGGAAAGATAAAAAAGTAAAAGTTACATATGATAAATCTGTTCTCATGGAAGATTATGCTAAATTAAATTCTGGCGAATTAGATTTAATTATGATTATTCAACAAGATGCAAATGTGGACGAACTATATGAACTTAAAGATTATTTAGAAAGTAACTTAGGAAAAGATTATGTTATACTAGAAGATCACCCAGAGTTAAAAGAAGAAGTTGGTGGTATGAATTTAAATTTTGGTAAACCAGTTTTATTTGTTCAGAATAGAAAAAAACTAACTGAGGCTAGAAAGTTTTTAGAGACTAAAGATTATTATAAAAATTTTGATAAGGAATATAAGGATGATATATTGTCGAATTAGGTTATCAAAAACTGATTATAATTTATATGAAAATTCTTTAATAATAAAAGAACCAAACTTAAAACAATTACAAAAAATCTATAAAAAATATTGTGATTATAAAAAGTTTAAGTCTGTCCAACCAATATTTGAAAATGATGTAAAAGTAAATAAAATAATGGGATACTATTACAAACATGAATTAGTAGCATTTACTATGCTCTATCCTCTTGACAATCATAACATAGAAAGTTTACAATTTGCATGGGATTATGAAAATCCTAAACTAAGATTGGGTATTAAGAGTTTAGAAAATGAGTGTGCTTGGGCAAAACAAAACGGATATAAATTTTTATATCTAGGACAAGATGACAGATACAAATCACAATTTAAAGGATATGAAAAGTTAGGAGCTTTATAATGGACTTATACACAATATACGCAGATCACAATGAAAATATAGATGCAAAAGAATTTATAGAAAAGATGAAACCTTTTTTAGATGGTCTTGTTAAAATGAATAGAATGGTTTCATATAGAATAACTAGAGCAAAATTAGGATTTAGGTCTATGGACTTACCAGAGTTTCGTATTGATATGAATTTTAATAACATGCAACAATTAGATGATGCAATGACAAGCATTATAAGAAATGAAAAAAGTATAGATGAAAAACATGTTGCATTTAATCAATTAGTAGATGTAGAAACCATCCAACACTTTTTATATAGAGATTACCCAGATGAAAGTTAATAGTTGGACTCATTGGCAACCTTTGAAACAAGTTGTTCTTGGAAATGTATTTCCACCAGAATTTTTTGAGGATGTTAAAGATACAAAATTAAGAGACTCGTTACAAAGAGTTGTGCATGAAACAAAAGAAGATTTGGATGGCATAAAAAAAACACTAGAAGATTTAGGTGTTGAAGTTATTCTAGTAGATGACTGTTGGACAGATGGTCTTGGTTTAAATCCTTATAAGACTTTTGGAGAGTTTTTAGAAAAATCAAAAGAATCAAAAGGTCTTCTGGCATTACCAAAACCACTTATGTCACCCAGAAACAGCCACATTACCATGGGTAATGATTTGTTTATTACTCAGCAATATAATCCACAAATGGTAATAGATGGTAAACATCCTTTAGATATGTTTGATGTTGATTTAACTTTAGTTAAAGATACGTGGAAAAACATTGATAGTAAATTAGGTCCATTTAGACCAAATGAACAAGAATTAAAAAATGAGTTGTGGACGGAACAAGAATACTTTGATATGAATATGAAACACGACCCAGTTAATTTTAGAAACTTTGTATATGAAACTTGGAATTTTGATGCCCCATTTATTACTAGAATAGGTGATACAATACTTGTTGATGAGGGGCAAAGTAATTATAGAAAAGGAATTGCTGACTGGTACAATAATATTAGACCAGATAATAAATTTAAATTTAAACTTATTGATATTGGTGGACACAATGATGGCTCTATGTGTTTACCAAAACCTGGTTTGGTTATTGCTGCGCCTTGGATGGAAAAAGGTTTCTTTGAAAATACATTACCTGGTTGGGACCAACTTATTATTGAACATCCAAATAACTTTGAACAACAATACCCAAAAGAGTATGAAGAATTTAAAAAAAATAAAAAAGCAGATATGAACTGGTATGTTGATAATGAAAAAAATAATAAACCATTTACAGATTTTGTTGATACATATTTAAAAGATTGGGTTGGATTTATGGAAGAGTCAATCTTTGAAGTTAATATGTTAAGTATAAATGAAAACACTATCTTGTCTATAAATTACCAAAAAGAGGTACATGATAAATTAAAATCTGTTGGAATAGAACCCATATATACTAGATTTAGACATAGACACTTTTGGGATAGTGGTTTACATTGTCTAACACTAGATACATATAGGGAAGGTGGTTGCGAAACATACTTATGAACTTAGATAAAATACTTATTTTAGTTGTTGCATTTGGATTAATTATATGTTTAATTATGATAGCTGCAATTACTCACGATTTAAATAATCTTTGGCAAGCATTATCAGAAAACGCTTCATTGATAGCAGCATCAGCAGAAAATTTAAAAAATTTACAAATATTAGTTTTACAACAATTGGGCAAAATAGGAACAATGGTAGGATTTTAAAATGAAAACTTTAGTTTTGACAGCACACCCAGATGATTTAGAATTATCTTGTGGTGGAACTATAAAAAAAATTGTAGATCAAGGCGGTAGTGTAGATAACTTAATAATTTTTCCCTATCAAGATCATAAAAAATATTTACCAGAGACTTCTAAGATATTAGGATTTAAACCGATATTCTTTGATGCAAATATGGTTATAGGACAAAGAGGTAGATCATATGAAAGACCTAAACTAGATAATAAGATGATAGAAAGAATTGAGAAACAACTGAACATTACAAGTTATGATCTACTAATAACTCATTGGAAAGAAGACTGGCATCAAGATCATAGAATATGTCATGAAGTAGGTAATACCTTAAGACGTAAACAACCACTAGAGGTTTGGTATATGAATTCTTTTCCTTACTGTCAAAAATATACAAGTTTTGAAGCTAATGTGTTTGTAGATATTTCTCAGCAAGTTAAATCTAAAAGGAAAGCAATAGAGTGTTATAAAAATGTAGAGACTAGATGGGCTGAAGATATAGAATCTATGTCAAGGTTTAGAGGTTCTTTTATTAAAGTTCCACATGCTGAGGTATTTAAGGCAGATACAATACTCTTCTAATAAATATACTGTATGGATTTATTCTTTACGTTACTAATTGAATTTGGATTACCTGTGGCATCAGCTGCTGTCATGGGTATTTTCATATACATTATTCTCAAATACATTTTAGATTCAGTAATCAGTCAAGTAAATACTATGCATGGTATTATCATGGGATTAGATAATAGAATTAAAACCATGAACAATGATATGTTAAAGTTAGATGTGCAAGTTTCAGATGCATTAGATTTAAGACAAGATGAGGATAGAATAGCAAGATCAGATGGAAAGAAAGACGCTAGGAAAGATTAATGACAATTATAGAAATATTGAACCAATATGGTTTTGCAACATTGGCAGCTATTGCCATGGGATGGTTCATATATTTCATATATAAATTCACAACGGAAAATATCAAACAAAAATTATCTGAAGCTAACTCTGCATTAATAGGATTATTAGACAGAATTAGAATGTTAGACAACGATATTATCAGATTAAGGTCTAAACTTAACACAGTTTTAGACTTAAAAAGAAAACCCCCCAAATAAGTCAAATAATTACACCCGTCAAAAGATTGACAGCAGATAAATAATAGTATGAAAACACTTAAAATAGTGTTTGTGGTGATACTATTTTATGTGTTTTTGCCTACCATAAGCACGACTTCAGAATTAGTACATGAGTTCAAAAACCCATCTTTTAGTGGGAATGGATACTCTAGTCATGTTTTATCTATTGAACAATTGCAGTACAATAGAGAAAAACAAGTGAAAGATGATGCCAAATCTGCAGCTGCCGCCGCAGAGAGAAAAGCGAATAATACTACTATCAACAAGTTTATTAAAAACGTTGAAAGTAGAATATATGCTAACTTATCTAAACAGTTAGTTGATAATATGTTTGGTACTACATGCGACAGTAGTACAACAACATGCCCAACCAGTGGTACAGCTGAAGTTGAGGGGTCAACGATATATTGGATTAAGGATAGCACAACTGAGATTATTACTTTGACAATAACAAGCCCAGACGGAGCTGTAACAACAATGTCTGTGCCATTAGGTGATTTTCAATTTTAGGATTTAAAAAATGAGAATAGTATTGATTATATTACTATTAGGTATACTTTCAGGTTGTGCCTCGACACAACAGAAACCTGCTATTAAAGGTGCAGAACCTTTTATAGAGGGAACAACAACTTTAGAAAAGTTAAGAGAAATACCTGATTTAGATAATCAACCGCAGATAACAATTGCGGTATACGAGTTTACAGATCAAACTGGTCAGAGAAAACCTAATCCAAAGTTTTCTCAACTGTCAACAGCAGTTACGCAAGGACCAGATGTTTGGGTTATATCTGCTTTAAAAGCAGTTAGTGACGGAGATTGGTTTAAAGTTGTAGAAAGAAAAGGTTTAAGTAATCTAGTTAAGGAAAGACAACTTATAAGATCAACAAGAGAATTATACGATGGTGAAACAGAAGCGAACAATCAATTAAAACCATTGGTGTTTGCTGGATTAATTATAGAAGGTGGTATTGTAGGATATGACAGTAACATTGCAAGTGGCGGTGTTGGTGCAAGATACTTTGGTTTAGGATTGAATGAGCAATATCGTACAGACCAAGTAACTGTTTCACTAAGAGTTGTTGCAGTACAAACAGGTGAGATACTATTATCTGTTTCAGCAACAAAGACAATTGCTAGTTATAGCAAAGGTGGCGATGTATTCAGATTTTTAGATATGAGTACAAAAGCATTAGAATTTGAATCAGGTATGGCAACAAATGAACCTGTTAATTATGCAATAAGAACAACAATAGAACACGCCGTTTTACAAATGATATATGAGGGTGTTAATAAAAAATTATGGAAAATGGAGGGCGTTAAGGGGATAAGACATGAAAACATTAATTAAATTCGTTATGTGTTTGATGATGTTTTCGCCAGTATTGGCAAATGATATTTACGTTACACAATCAGGTAATACTTTAACTTTAGATGTATTACAAGATGGTCAAAACAACACAATAGGTAATAGTACAACAGCATCAACTGTAACAGGTACTACATCTAATTTTAACATCGATCAGATTGGAGACTCTAACGTACTAACTTTTGATATAAACGGTAATTCATATACAGGTACATTTAGTACAACTGGTAACAGTAACAACATTGACTTTAATTGTGATAGTGGTGGGTCTAACTCATCGTGTGCTACTGTAACAGCTTCTATTATTTGGGTAGGTTCATCTAACGATTTAGACATTGATGTTGGAGAAACAGCAGATGCAACAGGTGCTAACATAACAATATCAGGTGCGTCTGGTTCAGACTCAAACGTTGTGGCTGCAACAATAGATGGTACAAGTGTTATCTTTACGTTAAACGTCAATGGTGACACAAATAATTTCTTAGTTGACATAGACGGAGATGGTGATAGTGCAGGTCACACTTACATACACAATCATACGGGTTCTATTGCAGATGTAGATATTACACAATCAGGTATCTATGATAATATGATAACATTAACAACAAGTGGTGATAACCACAACATCGATATTATACAGAGAGACTAATATGGGTACAATAACTTTTATATTATTCGTAGGACTGACAATATATGCGGCTCGTAAATTTTACAATTGGGTTCATACTCTTAACCCTTATATCTTTACAAAATAGTTTTGCATCGATAGGACAAGTTTCCTTACACGAAGGCAATGCTGTAATAGATAGAAAAGAAGGTGAGAGTAAAGAGGTCGCAAAAGACTTAGATGTTTTTTCATACGATACAGTAAAGACAGGTAAAGGAAAAGTTGGTATAGAGTTTATCGATAATACCAGAGTTGATGTTACTGAACATTCTAAACTTGTAATCGATGAGTTTGTCTATGACCCAAATACCAAAACAGGTAAATTATCACTCAAAGCAAAACTTGGAACTGTAAGATATGCTTCAGGTCAGATTGCAAAAAACTCAAAACAAAATGTACAGATAACAACACCAACAGCTACGATTGGTGTTCGTGGTACAGACTTTACAATGACGATAGATGAAATAGGTTCATCTACAATTATCTTATTACCAAGTTGTGATACAAATGGTAATTGTTTTGTTGGAGAGATTAGTGTCGAGTCAGATGCTGGTCAAGTAATACTAAACCAAGCATTTCAAGCAACGGTGGTTGATACAGTTGCAAGTAAACCAATGAAACCTGTAATGCTAGATTTAGACGAAGAGATGATTGGTAATTTATTAATCATATCTAAACCAGCAGAGATAGAACAAATGCAAAATGAAGAAGGTCTAAATGAAGTTGCAGATGCTTTAGATATTGACTTTTTACAATTTGATGATTTAGAAACAGACTATCTTGAAGAAGATGAAAGTCAATTTGCAACAGGTCTTGACATAGATTTTTTAGAACAAAATTTTTTAGTTGATATTCTAAAACAATTAAACAAAGAATTAGCAAAACAAATGCGATCAGAGTTTGACAAAAAAGAAACTACTGGCGATGTAACTTTAGGAAAAGACCCAGAGACTGGTGTTATTATATTAGATGAAGACCCAGAATGGGTATGGATTAGAGAAGATGCATCTGGTTCATACATAGAATTAAGACTTGATAAAGAATATGGTTATGTCCTAAATATAATACAGAGTGAATTCGAAATGTATGATTTCGAATTAGGAGGAGCAGAAAATGTTATCACCATACAACAAATTAATTAGTGCAGTAATAGGAATAACTTTAGCATTTTTTCTTATACTATTACATAGTTCTAGTCAAGCTAATGATTTAACAATTACTGTTACAACATCAGCAGGTGGTACTCTAAATACTCTACAAGATGGTCAAGATAATAATATTGATTTTGATATAGAAAGTATGAATGGTTTTATTATTGATTTAGACCAAGTTGGAAATAATAATAACATTGACGTTGATGTTGATGGTAGAAATAGTAATGGTTCATCTATGTACATTAATCAATCTGGTAATAATAAAAGTTTTACAGGTAGCTATTGGTGTGGACATGCCTACTGTACTATGACAGTAAATCAATAATGAAATTTTTAACACATTGGACTACAGCATTTATAACCTTATTTGTTATTACATTTATAGGTTTACAAGACTATTCATTTAAAGAAACTCTAAGACTTAAATCGTTTGACTACATGTTAGCAAACGAAGAAGTATCACAATCGCAAGATATAACAATCATAACAATAGATGAAGAAGCAATAGAAAAGTATGGTCAATGGCCTTGGCCAAGAGATGTACTTGCTCATATAGTATTAGAATTAAGAAACGCACAAACAGGTATAATAGTTATGCCGATACTGTTTAGTGAACCAGATAGATTTGATGGAGATTGGGTATTCTGTGAAGCTTTAGAGATGGGTACTGTAATTGCACAAACAGGTACCACGCAAAAAAGAACGTCTAACCCAGTACCAAGAGGAGTTGCAAAGATAGGAAACCCACTTGACTATTTGTTTGAGTGGCCTGGTATGGTTGGACCAGATGTAGAATTAGCAGAATGTGCTGATGGTGTTGGAGTAATTAACACAGCACCAGAGATAGATGGTGTGGTGAGAAGAGTACCATTGTTAATGAAGATAGGCGATGAAGTTTATCCTAACATGGCAATTGAAACAATAAGAGTTGCAGTAGGAGACCCTAGTTATCAAGTTAAAGCAGATGAGTTTGGGGTTATTGCAATGAGAGTGCCTGGTTATGATACAATCAAAACAGATGCAAACGCAAGAATATGGGTAAGGTGGAACAAAGAATTTAAAACTATATCAGCAGCTAGTGATGATTTTTCAGATGCAGCTGGAACAACAGTAATCATTGCCATAACAGCAGAGGGATTAGGTGGTGTGATTGCAACACCAACTGGTGAAAAATACGATTATGTTATATCAGCAAATACTTTACAGACAGTTTTAGATGGTGAAACTATTGTAAGATATGATTCACTTGTTGAATTAATAATAGCATTTATATTAGGTATTGCTATAATTTTTATAGTTAGATATTCACCATATTGGGTGATTGCAATGGCAATAATATTTAATTGTATTTCACTACCTGTATATGCTAATTTATTTTTTAAACAAAACTTATTGTTAGTAGATGTTACATGGATGTTATTAACATTTTTGATAGTTGCTTTTCATGGAACATTTTTAAGATTTATATTAGAGTTTAGATTAAAACAACAAATAAGAAAACAATTTGAAAAGTATCTAGACCCTAGACAAGTAGCAATATTAGTTAAAGACCCTAGTAAATTAAAACTTGGTGGTGAAAGAAAAGAGATGAGTTTCTTATTCATGGATATTGTAGGTTTCACACCAATATCAGAATACTACAAGAACAAAGATGACCCAGAGGGATTGGTCAATGTCATTAACGATTATCTAAATCGTATGAGTAAGATAGTATTAAAGAATGGTGGAACGATAGACAAGTACATGGGTGATTGTATCATGGCATTTTGGAACGCACCATTGGATTGTCCTAATCACGCAGAGATGGCAGTCAAGACATCTATCGAATGTGCTGAAGAGACAGATAGAATTAAGAAAGAGTTTAAGGAAAAAGGATTACCAGATATCAATATAGGTTCTGGTGTCAATACTGGTACTTGTATAGTTGGGAATATGGGTAGTGAAATGAGACTAGACTATTCTGTTATTGGAGATGCAGTTAATCTGGCCGCAAGACTAGAGGCACAGACTAGGAACTACAAAGACGAGAATGGTAAAGTTACACCTACTTTATATTCATCATATACAAAAGAACAATTAGAGAACATTAAATCAGTAGAAGTAGATAAGATAAAGGTCAAAGGAAAAGAAGAATTAATTACAATCTTCAAACCCGATGTTTAGTATATACGAAAAAATAATAGGATATTGTTTATTAGGTTACATGTGTTATATTTTGATCTGTATGGTATTAGGTACTTTTGATCTCATATAAATAGGTTCATATGGGAAAAAAAGGATTATACGGAAACGCAGTAGCGTATGAGAAACCGGCAGGTAAGAAAACAACTATCGGTGGAAAAAAGAAAAGATATCACAAATCATCCTTAAATAAACATAAAAGACGTAGATTAGGGATATAACCCCGAAATCTAGAGAATCACTAAAAAATCGGGTCGCTAGCATCGCCGAGCAGCCGGCCTAAAGGGGTCTTCCCTTACTATACCACCCCCAAAAAAGCAGTAAAATCAACGATTTTTATGCCTTGACAATACCTCTACAACCTGTTAAATTATAAGAGTAAGAGAGGTTATTATGAATATAGATATAAAAACAAAAAAAGAACTGAGTAAATCTTTGAGAATATTAGAAGAAAGAATTGCTTTCGCAAAGAAAGAGTTTTTTACTGGTTTAAAACAAAAGACTTTATATGAAGTTATTAGTAAAAATTTAATTGACAAACAACTAATGGGAGGTTATAATGCAAATTAAGTTAGGTGATATAATTACAGACAATAGAGGTAGAGTAGGCGAACTAATTAATATTGGTATCGCAGTTAGAAAAGAGGACATTGCAGCTGAGGATGATACATCTTTAAGTGCAAAAGAATATGATACTGATCTAGGATATACTGGTGCAGTAACATTCGGTGGTTCTAATTGGTGTTATTTCGATCAAATAAAAGAAGTAACTACAAAAGAAGACTCAGATGTTGATGTTGCTATTAACATGGAAAACGAATGGTGGAAATAATGAGAAACTTTTTAATTGGTATAATTACTACACTACTAATTATTATTGCAGTTAGTGGTACATTAATATGTAAAAAGTTAATTGACATAGAAGACTCTATGGCAGAAATGCAACAAAAGATTATTGTTATGGATAAAGAGTTTGACAATAATGTTACAATCAAAACTGACAAACTAGATAAAGCTTTAAATGAATTTATGATAAATGCTTTTAATGCAGCTAACTCTGAACTTAAAAAAAACATGGAAGGTACTAAATGAGACAAGAACAAAACAAACCACGAAAACAATTTAAGAACTTTAATAACTTTGGTGGAGTAAAAAAGAAAAAAGAATTTAAAAAATTCCCTAAAGATGAAGGTCTTATGGTAACTGTACGTGGGGATAAACCAGAAGACTTAATGAAAGCATTAAGGCGATTTAAAAGAATAGTTAAAGAGTCTGGTCATTTACAAGAATATAAAGATAGACAGTATTATCAAAAACCATCAGAGAAAAAAAGATTAAGAAAAGAAGCAGGTATAAGAAAGTGGAAAAGGGAGAGAGCAAGACAATTTAATGAGAGAGGATATTAAATCAAATGTCATTAAGGGACCTTGGTCTCTTACTGATGTTCTTAAAAGAAAAGCAAAAACCAATCAAAAGAATTGGGCAGAGCAAGAAAAGAAAGCTCAAGATTTTGTATTTGCAGAGGAATTAACAGAAGCAATATGTGTAAGATTAATTCAAGCATTATCAGATAATAAAGTAGATATACAAAGACCTGTATTTCAAAAGTATTTACAATTTATTAACGAAAGTATAAAAAGTTATATAATGCTTTCTAAAGGTTACAATAATGATTTACAAGAATTTATTGATAAAATAATGATAGATTCTGCCCTTGACAAAGGGATAGAGATTAATTATAATGTCTTAGATATAAAAACACTAAAAAAAATATTGAAAGACATTTATGGCAAAAAATAAAGAATATCACTTCTATAACGATTCTGGGTTTGACGAAAAAATAGAGGCCTTAGGATTTAAACGAGCAGTAAAATCAATACAATCTAAATTAGATTTAAAAGTTAACAAATTCATTAATGTAGAGTATATAAATAAAAAAGGAAATGAAATTGCTCGTGCTGTTAAATTACCAATAGGACGTAGTAAAAAATTAGGTAGGTGATAAATGATTATTCTTGATATGAATCAGATTAGCGTTGCTAGTTTGATGATGCAATTGAATATGAGTAAGACAGATGTGGTGGATGAGAATATGGTTCGCCACATGATCTTAAACTCTATTCGAATGTATCGTACTCAGTTTGTAAAAGACTATGGTGAAATAGTTTTGGCGTGGGATAGTAAACACTATTGGCGAAGAGATTATTTTCCTCACTATAAGAAAAACAGACGTAAGAGTAGAGACAAGGATGGTAAAGATTGGGAGTCTATATTTAATTGTTTAAATAAAATTAAACAAGAACTTGCAGATAATTTTCCTTACAAACATATTGAAGTGCATGGTGCTGAAGCAGATGACATTATTGCAACTTTAGTAAAGGAATATCCTAACGAAAAAATTATGATTATATCTGGTGACAAAGATTTCATTCAACTACAAAAATATTCAAACGTATCTCAATATAGTCCGATACTAAAAAAACACGTAAATGGTGAAGACCCAAATGACTATATACGAGTACATATTCTTAAAGGCGATGCCTCTGATGGTGTGCCAAATGTATTGTCGAATGACGATGTGTTTGTAGAAGGTTTGAGACAAAAACCTTTAAGTAAGAAAAAAATTGAAGCGTGGAAAGATGGTAACTTCGATGGTAAGATTGTCAATGATAATGTTATTCGTAATTATGAACGAAACAAAACTCTTATTGATTTAGAATGTATACCAAATGAAATATCAACAAATATTAAAACCACATTTCAAGAAGCCAAACATGGCGACAAAAGCAAATTGTTAACTTATTTTATTGAGAACAGATTAAAAGAGTTAACTGATTCAATAGGAGACTTTTAATGTCAAAAGAACCAATCAAAAACAATATGAGCCAAGTTATGGATAATAGTTCATCAACACTATTATTTTCTGAAGTGCTTGACAAGGTTCATAAAGCAAAAACAAAAGCACAAAAAGTAGATATTCTAAAACAGCACAATAATGCATCTTTAAGAATGGTACTTAAATCATCGTTTGACCCTAAGATAAAATGGGCAATGCCTACTGGTGATGTTCCTTTTATGCCTAACGATGCACCTGCTGGTACAGATCATACAAGACTAGCAACAGAGGCAAAGAAACTATATCATTTCATAGAAGGTGCAGATGCAACTACACCTAAAGTTAAAAAAGAAACTATGTTTATTCAAATGCTAGAGGGATTACATGAGTCAGAAGCTAGACTTGTTATCGCAGCTAAAGACAAAAAACTACATCAAGTTTATAAAGGATTAAGTAAAGATGTTGTTAAAGAAGCATTTAATTGGAACGATGATTTTGTAAATCCACAGTTGCCGTAATGAAAAATCAAAGAAGCGATTTTATAGAAGTTTATCACAATAAACTTATACCAGAGACATGCAACGCATTGATAGCTTATTTTAATCAAAATGCTTTGTGGGATACCTCAACATTTTCTAGTAATACAGAGAATACTGGTACCAACGCAAAAGTTGACATGAAAGAGTATTGGATTACAGATAAAGATCAATATTATGATGTTTTAAAAAACACATTTAGATCAGCAGTTGATGAGTATATAAAATTACATCCACGTATCACACCTACAGCATATACAGCATTTAGATTAAATCATTATGCAGAGGGTGGGTTTATGAAAAATCATGTTGACAACATTTATAGAAGTCATGGTCAACAATATGGTTATCCACATTTAACATCATTATTATTTTTAAATGATACCTACGAAGGTGGTGAATTTATGATGCTTGATGAATCATATAAACCAGAAATAAAACAAGGTTCGGTAATTGTATTTCCTAGTAACTTCATGTATGACCATGAAGTTAAAAAAGTTACCAAAGGAAACAGATACAGCGTAATGACATGGATTATGTAAATGACATATTGTACAGGCAGACTACAACACCAAAAAGTATTTCCGACACATATTTTTTCATGTGATAATTTTTATCCTTATCATACGGAACTTCTAGATTCAATACATCTAGGATACGAACACCACTTACCAAATTGGCAATCAAGACCAAATCTACATCAATCAAATAATTTTAAACAGTTTGCAGAATACATTATTGAAGCAAACAAAGAAATTATTAGAGATAAACTAAGATATGAGTTTGATGATATTCGTATTACTGATATGTGGGCAAACGTATTGAAACCAGGTGAGTATCATGCTCCACATACACACAGCAATAATAGTTGGTCTGGTGTATGGTATGCAGACGCAGAGGACACTTCGGGTATATGCTTCGCAGACCCACGAGTTCAAGCAAATGTAATACTACCATCTAGTCAACCAAATCTAGACAATGCAACAGTTTTACAGTATGCATCTAAAACTAACCGAATCTATCTATTTCCTAGTTGGATATATCATTGGGTACCGGCTCTAAAAGGGAACAAAACAAGAACATCTGTATCTTGGAATATTCAACTTGTAGGAAACGTAGGAAAATCAACCACTTTTCAGAGTGCTTTTTTCGAATAAGACCCTTGACAATATACCCCTAATGTGGTATTATTAAGAATAAACAATAGAGAGGTTAATATGACAATAGTAAATAAGACAGCAAAGACACTTTTAGAAGGTGTTTCTAATATGATGGCAGGTGCCAAGGAAGATTACATTAAGTGGTCTACTATGGGTGGCAAAGAACTTACTGGTTATGCCAAGGAACAAGTTGATAATTGGGATAAAGATTGGGATTATAAAGTAGGTCAGAAATACATCAAGGTAACCCGTGACAGAGGTGTATTTGGATTTGTTATGATGCAAGATTATAAACATTTCAAGAGAGGTGATGTTTTAAAAGCAGCTGGATATAACAAACCTGCTTTAAATGCGCCACGTGGAAACGTATTAGAAGGTAACTATCCTATAAGATGGACTGGTCCTTTATATTTAAAATAGAGAGGTATATATGAAAATGTTATTTCCAATTATTGCCATTTTATCTTTTATATTTGCCGTTGGGGCAATAGAAGATTGTGGTGGGCATTGTATGGGTCAAGAAAATTGGCCTATGTTCTTTGTCTTCTTAACAACAGGTGTAATTTTTAGTGGGTTGACTTTAGTTACACAAAAACAATATTAACAGTTTGACTCTTGCGACCTCTCAACCTCTCATCATCAAACGCAAGAGTCGGGTACCCATATATTATGAGAGTATTGAACGGGTACTCATCGGGCGGGTGCAGGTCTTCGGACATGGGGCTACAAAGCCAACCCGCCCATTTTTAAAATTATGAATAAACTAATAGACCCAAAAAATCCACATACAGTTGGTAAGAGTGCTTGGAACTTAGGCAATCATACTTTGGTGATAATGTTTATTGTTGCTATCGTGTGGGTTATATACGTAAGTTACTAATGAACAAAAAACAGAGATTAGAAAAAATTAGAAAAGATCACTACAAATATATCAAGTCTCTTGGAGTTTGTATAGATACTGACACAGGTGAAATACAAAATGATTTCGAGGGATATCCAATGCCAGATTTATCTTGCAGACCATCTATTCCTACAAGTGATAGAATAGTTGGGCCAACAAAGAAAAAATACTATCCACAATTACAATTACCAGAGGGCAAGTGTGTAACAATCGCTTACAACAAAGGTGGATATCAACTAGTAGATAAGGAAGATTTATAATGTTAAGAGTAATCACAATGCGATATGGTGACAAGTTCGATCAATGGTATGAAGATAATTTTTTACATATGATTAGTAAGTATTCTAATTTAAAATATGATGAACTTATTGTATATAATGAAGTGGATGAAATTTTTAAAGATGCACCTAATCCATTGTATAATATTTTAACTTTATTTAAAAAGTTTAGAAATGGTACAAACTTGGTATTTGATATTGACACAGTAATTAAAGGTGATATGAATAAATTTATCACAGATAAACTTACAATGTGTGATACCAAGAAGTGGGCAAAACCAGAATATTATTCAGATGGGTTTACTCGTTCTAGTGATGTTATGTGTTGGAGTGGTGATAGATCAGATATCTACTTAGACTTTGTACAAGACTTAAAAGACAACTATAAAAAAGCATGGGATGGTGTAGACCCATGGTTAATAAATTATCAACCAGAAGTTTATAATGATAATATGTATTCTTCTATTCGATGTATAGAAGATTTTAGTAATTATCCAATTGTATTTTTTAATTCTCATCATGAGACAATGAAAAAGAAAGGTTGGTGGAGAGAATATACGATATGAAAATAGCGATAGTAGGACATGGAATAGTCGGTCAGGCAACAGAAAATATCTTAAAAACAAAATATCTTGATAATCTTATTATACATGACCCAGGTAAAGGTCGTATTGGAAGTTATCTAGATGCTGATTTAATATTTTTATGTGTGCCAACAGATACAGTAAAATCATATCTTGAAGACATACCAGAAGAAAAACATCATGATGTTATTATTAGATCAACAATTGATTATAGACTATTAGGTGATGAATTTATGTCGGCAGGTGTGTGGCCAGAGTTTCTAACAGAGAGAACTTGGTTAGAAGATTCTAGAAAACCTATTTGTAATATATTAGGTGGAACACTTAAACAATTAGAAGTATTGAATGAAGTTACAATATTTAATCAATGTCTTGACAAATATAATTTTTATCGTACAACACCAAAGATAGCAGCTTTGATGAAAGTATCTACAAATACTTTTTATGCAATGAAGGTTACTTTTGCAAATATGCTAAAAGCAATTGCTGGCGATAATTATCACGAACTACAAAAATGCTTGGAGAGAGATGAAAGAATGGCAGCTCATATTCACTTTCAAGTGCCAGGGCCAGACGGAAAATATGGGTATGGTGGAAAATGCTTTCCAAAAAATGTGCAAATTTTTAGGTTGCTTTCACGGGGTGGTCTTCAAAAAGAATTTTTTCATGTTCTAGAAGAATTAAATACAAATTTTAGGGATAAAGAATGAGTGTGACAATACCGACCACCACATATTCCAACACTTATAATAAAAGTGGTTCAAAAAGTCGTATAAAATTAGAAGTTGAAAAAATAAATATTATTGACAAATCACCACGAATCGTGTAGTATTAATTAAGAAGAGGCAAGAATGATGAATTATATATCAGCAAGAAACGGAAATAAAGTTCAAAATGCGGTTGCTCGTAGTGTAGCACAGCATTGCATTAATAAACTTATGCCAAGAATGAGAACTTTAGATATATCTATCTTATTTAAAAAAATACCAGAACAAGAAAATACTATCGGTACTTGCTTGATGCAAGATAATAATAGAACATTTGAAATTGAAATACAAAAAGGTTTAACCTTTGACGAGATTGTAAAAACAGTATGCCATGAAATGGTGCATGTAAAACAATATGCTCGTAATGAAATGACAGACTCATATTGGAAAGGCCAAATGAGATGGCGAAATAGATTTATTAAAAAGAATACAAGTTATTCTAAATTGCCATGGGAACGTGAGGCATATAGAAAACAAAAAACTCTAGCCAAAAGTTATTACAAATCAAAAATTGATTAACATTATGAGATTATATTATGATAGAACCACCACAACCAAATAAATTCTTTATCTTTATAACAATCGCAATAGTATTACTGTATGCCATGAACGTAATGGCAGACCCGTATGAGAATTGTGATGTCAAAAAAGTAGTAGTTTATGATGGTAAAGATATCGTATCGGCCGAAACTTCCTTTAATTGTTATACAAAAAGTGGGGTTGACAATGGTGGGGCTGATATAGTACAATCAGAACAGATAGAGGAATTACCACAAGTAGTATCTTTGTCTGAATATATTAACGAATGGATGAATTGAGGTAATATGATAAAACTTATAATAGGTATCGTGATTGGTATCTGTATAGTACAATTTGGTTTGTTGCCAGACATACTAAATTTTCTAAACGACTCTGGCGCAACTGATAAAGCAATAGAGACATTGGAGGGTCTTAAATCATGAAACAATTGAAACTAATATCAATGTTAATTCTTGGTGGTCTAGTTTTATCTGCTTGTACGGCACATAAGAGTCCTACAACAGCGATACTTGAACACAAAAGTAAAAAGGTAGAAAAGACGATAGTTGAAATACCGAAGTGGTATAAAAAACTTCCTAAAGAGGATGATATAATTTTTACTGCTGGAGCTGCAACTGCACCTGATCTACAATTATCTGTTGACTTAGCAACAATGAATGCTAAGTATGTTCTAGCAGATAGAATAAATGGTAAAATGGATGCGATGACAAAATCTTTTGTAACTAGATTAGGTACAGATGATGACATCAACGCAACAACACTTACAGAGGTAGAAAAGGTAATGAAGAATGTTATCGCTTCTGTTGATGTTGCAGGTTACTACCCAGAAAAAACTGAGGTACACTCAAGCGGTGCTCAATACACAGCATATGTCTTGTTAAAATACTCAGATGCTGAGGCACAAAAAATAATTATTAACAGAATCAAGAAAGATCAAATGGTCTATTCTAAACTAAAGTCTAAAAAGGCTTGGATAGAACTTGAAAAAGAAGTTAATAAAAAACTAGAAGAACAAGAGGCACAATCTCTAAGTAATCTTGAAAATGGTATTAATGAAATCATTATCGAGAAACAGGTTGACAACAACTCTTAAACCTAGTATAGTGGAATCATAATGAATATATTTGAATTACACACTAACCCTAGTGAATGTGCAGAAATGCATTGTGATAAACACATTGTCAAGATGCCCATTGAGTATGCTCAATTACTGAGTACTGCTCATAGGGTTCTTGATGGAACTGAGTACATCGGTGAAACTAAGACTGGTCGTAAAGCAAAACGATGGCGACTAGATGATGAACGAGAAGATATCTTATACAAAGCATCACACATTAAACACCCAGATGGTATATGGGTAAGAAAAACATCAGGTAATTATTACAAATTATTTTTCTTATATATGGCAACTCTTGGAGAGTTTAAACATAGATACGGAAAAATACATGGTGCAGCCAAACCATCTTTCTTGTTACAAAGATGCCCAATGAATATTCCACATGGGCCAGTAACAGAATTACCACAATGTATGCCAGAAGATTGTAAAACAAATGATGTGATACAGGCATATAAGAACTACTATATAAATTATAAAAATGAATTTGCAACATGGAAAAATAGGGAGGTTCCAATCTGGTATGACAAAGGACTTAAAGAATTACGTAGTTGACGATCATCCTAAGATAAAAAACTTTGACAAGTTATCAAGGGAAGATTTAATTAATGAGATAAAAAATTTACAAGAACTTAATAGGTATCATCAAGAAACAAATGGTGAGTTACGAACTAAAATGGCGTCTGTTAGAGAATTAAGAAGAGAAAATACAAAGTTAAGAGATAAATTAGAAGAGTTACAACCATTGGTACTTACAGATGAAGTTAAGCCTGAAGGTACTGATTAATGCCAACTTATCATATTAGAGACACAGAGACAGACGATATATACGAAGAATTTTGTAGCTATGATGAATTAGAAAAGTTTCTAAAAGAAAATCCTAGATACAAACAAGCACCAACAACAATTAATATTGTTGGTGGAGTAGGAGATAGAACTAAAATCGATGGTGGAATGAAAGAGGTTATGCAAAAGATAGCATCAAACCATCCTAATTCACCACTTGCAGAAAGATTTGGTTCTAATGAGTCACACGGTAAACTAAAAGCAAAAAGTATATTAAGAAAGCGAGGACTAATAAAATGAGGAATGAACTAATAAAAGCATTTCAATCTCATGCAAAAGGTCACATAGATAAACATGTTGCTAACGTAGAAGTATTGTTACAAAAACCTATGGGTATTGCAGAGCACCCAGACGTTATTGAAACCATAGAAAAAGAAGTTAGAATTATTGCAGATTATGATGACCTATTGTCAATGATAGATAAATACTTTGTAAAAGAAGATACAAAGAAATATGTCGAAAAATAAAACAGATGTTAGATTAGAGGATATGCTTAAGTTGAAGCCTATTGGCGACAACCAAGAGCAAGTCTTTAAATCTTGGGATGAAGGTAAACACCAATTTGTATTTGGTGCAGCTGGAACAGGTAAAACGTTTGTTTTACTTTACAAAGCATTTCAAGATGTTTTAAACATTAAATCACAATACGATAAAGTTGTATTGGTTAGATCACTTATTCCAACCAGAGAGATAGGATTCTTACCTGGTGACGAAGAAGATAAATCAGCATTATATCAAATACCATATAGAAACATGGTTCAGTTTATGTTTCAACAACCTAACGAACAAGCTTTTAATATGTTATATGATAGATTGATTAATCAAGGTTCAATGTACTTTATGTCAACTTCATTTTTACGTGGATTGACATTTGATAACTCTATAATAATTGTGGATGAGTGTCAAAATCTAAACTTTCATGAACTAGATACTATCATAACACGGGTAGGTCAAAATTCTAAAATAGCATTTGCTGGTGATTTTTTTCAGACAGACTTGATTAGAACAAACGAAAGAAATGGTCTACATGATTTTTTAAGAATTGTAGAAAACATGAAGTCTTTTAATGTGACAGAATATACAATCGCAGATATTGTACGATCTGGTTTCATTAGAGAGTATTTAATAGAGAAGACCAAACTAGGTCTTGGTATGGAGCAATAATGGATATAGTAAAATTAAGAGAGCAACTCGCAATAGACGAGGGAGTAAAATACGAAATATATAAAGATCATTTGGGTTACCCAACTTGTGGTATAGGACATTTGATTTTAGAATCAGACCCAGAATATGGTCAACCAGTAGGAACACCTGTATCTGAGGAAAGAGTAAACGAATTATTTGATAAAGATTGTCAAGTTATGATAGATGAGTGTAAAATTCTCTATCCTAACTTTGATACACTACCAGAAGAAGCAAAACAAATAATAGCAAATATGATGTTTAATATGGGTCGTCCTAGATTAAGCAAATTTAAAAAAATGAAAGCAGCTGTAGATGAGCAAAATTGGGAAGAAGCTGCAAATCAGATGGAAGACTCAGGTTGGTATCGACAAGTTACTAATAGAGCTGAACGTCTATGTGATAGAATGAGGGTAATAGGAATTGTTTAAACATGTACCTGTGACGTTACCAGAGTTGGTAACAGAAACTATTGATAAGAAAAGATATTATGTAACACCAGATGGTAACAAGTACCCATCTATAACTACCGTATTATCTACACGAAACAAAAAAGGTTTGTTTGAGTGGCGTAAACGAGTTGGTGAAGATGTAGCAAACTATATATCAAGAACTGCTGCGTCAAGAGGTACCAAGGTTCACCATATGTGTGAAGACTATCTTAATAATAATTTTGATATAGACAAGCATAAAAAGGATTTCTTACCTTATTGTTTGTTCCAACAATTAAGCACAAAGGTTCTATGCAAGATTGACAACATTCGGGCTCAAGAAATAGCTTTGTATTCTGATAAATACAAATTAGCAGGTAGAGTTGATTGCATTGCCGAATACGATGGTGTCTTATCAGTTATTGACTTCAAAACCTCAGCAAAGGAACGTAAAGAGGAATATAATCAAAACTACTACATTCAGGCGTCAGCATATGCTGAAATGTTTGAAGAGCGTACTGCTCAATCAATCGATCAGATTGTGATTTTGGTCGTAACAGAGGATGGTGTGGTACAAGAGTTTGTTAAGGACAAAAAAGAGTATGTTCCTATAATAGATGAAATTGTATCAGACTTTCAGAAAGAAAATGTTAATGAACCGATTTTTGCAGATATTAACCCTACTGGTTAGTGTATTATTATTTAATAGTGCATACGCAAATGAAGCACCTGAAACTGATTGGTCTGAAGGTATTAAACCAGAGATTGAAAAAACTGTACCACCAGGTCCTAATCCTTTTTTTGTACAAAAACCAACACTTTGTCAGAATGGTGATGCCTTCATCACTATATTAGAACTTAGAGAAGAATACAGAGCATTTATGGGTGCTGGTCAACTAGTTAAACCTGATGGTGAAAAAACTAGTGTAATAATTTTTACAGCTGTTAACTTTAATAATGGAACATTTACAGTATTTGAATGGCATAGTCAATACAATATGGCATGTATATTAGCAACTGGTAAAGGATTTCAAATACTAGAGCATGGTCAAGAAACTAATTCTATATCAATCAATTTAATCAAAGAATTATAAAATTAACCCTTGACAAATCAAGGTTAATCGTGGTATAAATATATTTGAATTCGGTGAAGCTTTGTAGAAAAGCAGTAAGGACTAGGGTGCGATACCCTACACCTCCACCAAACCTAGATAACCTCGATTTAGGGGGTGAAATAGGTTTCGACTACTGACGAGTATCTTTGCTGAGGATTCACAACCATAAGTGCAAACAATAATTTTGCAATGGCAGCTTAAACCTAGCGGTTAACCCTGTCGGGGTTGGCAAGTACCTGGCAACAGAAACTTGCCATTTTAATATAAAAAAAGGAAATATTATGAGTTTAAAAGGAACTAAAACAGCACAAAACTTGAAAGATGCATTTTCAGGTGAAAGTCAAGCAAATAGAAGATATCTTTATTTTGCACAAAAAGCAGATGTAGAAGGCGCACCAGATGTTGCGGCAGTATTTAGAAGCACGGCAGAAGGTGAAACTGGTCACGCACATGGACATTTAGAATATTTGGAAGAGGTCGGTGATCCAGCAACTGGTGAACCAATGGGCGAAACAGAAGCCAATTTAAAATCTGCAATACATGGTGAAACACATGAATATACAGACATGTATCCTGGTATGGCAAGAACAGCTAGAGAAGAAGGTTTTGATGAAATTGGTGACTGGTTTGAGACACTAGCAAAAGCTGAAAAATCTCACGCAGGTAAATTTCAGAGAACTCTTGATGCTTACAAAACTAACTCCTAAAAAATTTTCATTAGAGATAGAAAAAATTTCTAGTGAAAATAATTTAAATCACTTAGACTCAGTACTGTTATATTGTGATAAAAATAAAATGGAAATTGAAACAGTAACAAAATTAATTACAAAAGCGTTGAAACAAAAAATAGAAGCAGATGCTTCAACTCTTAAATTAATTAAAAGTGATAGTGGAGTTGGTAAGTTACCAATATAATGGATGCGGCAGATGTATATCTAACATATTGTGCAATCAAAGCTCACTTTTCTAAAAACAAGTATGATTACCATAAGTTTGCTGGTAAGACCAAGATAAAGAGAGATAGTTTTTACAAAAGAAAAGATAGGTTTTTCTTTGCAAGACTAGCTAGAAAACTAAAGACTAAAAAAGAAATAGAGAACTATTTCATAGCAAACTATGTAATTGTCAAAGGTGGATGGGTAGGTAAGTATGAGGACGAATATTATACAGAATGGAAGAAGAGAACCGAGTCTCTCACATACACTTTTAAGAACGAGATAGAACCATACGCTGATAAGTTTGAGGAATTATTTGAGTGGAAAGATACTCATCCATTATTATTAAGAGAGTATCTAGGTAAAAGAGTTTCATTGGAAACAATGATTATATTGGACGACTTAGTTCAATATCAAAAGAATTGGCAAGAAGACTTGATATGGACAGACATAAAAAATCTTATGAATAACTATAAAAAGTTCTTGACAATAGACAAGGAAAGGTGTAGAATGGCACTATTAACTTGTATAAATAATAATACAAATTAACATACGATAACATACGTTTACATAAGGAGAAATAAAATGTCATTAGACAACATACGTAAAAATAATTCTTTAGATAAATTGCTTGGTGCGGTTACTAAAGAAAATCAACCACAAGAGAAAAAATCATATACAGACGAGAGACTATGGAAACCAGAGTTAGATAAATCTGGCAATGGTTATGCTGTACTTCGTTTCTTACCAGCTGTTCATGGTGAAGAATTACCATGGGCAAAAGTTTATTCTCATGCATTTCAAGGACCTACTGGTCAGTGGTACATTGAAAACTCACTAACTACTGTTGGACAGAAAGACCCCGTATCAGAATATAATACGGCTCTTTGGAATACAGGTGCTGAGTCTGATAAAGAAATTGCTAGAAAACAAAAGAGAAAGTTACAATACTACTCTAACGTTTATGTAGTAACAGACCCTAAACACCCAGAGAATGAAGGTAAGGTTTTCTTATTCAGATATGGTAAGAAAATATATGATAAACTTTTGGCTGCGATGCAACCAGAGTTTCAAGATGAACAACCTGTCAATCCATTTGACCCATTTAGTGGTGCTAACTTCAAGTTGAAGATTAGAAAGGTTGCTGGTTTTTGGAACTATGATACATCGGATTTTGAGTCATCTTCTAAACTATTTGAGGATGAGGCAAAAATCGAAGCAGTATGTCAAAAAGCATATCCTCTCAAAGAGTTTACAGCTGCAGATAACTTTAAATCATATGACGAACTAAAAACTAGACTCGACATTGTTTTAAGTGGTAAAACTGTGGTCGGTAATGTCGCAGAAACTATTGATGAAGTTGAGAAGTCGGATACCAAAGAAACGAAGACTGAATCGGCAGAATCAACAGATGATACTCTGTCATATTTTGAGAAACTTGCAAACGCATAGGAAAATCAAGGAAAAAATAACCCTTGACAATAACCCCTAATATGTGTTATCTTGATACTTGTATAAACATAAGAGAAAGGTAACACATGTTAAATTTCTTAAACTTAGTGAAAAAGGAGAACTACATCATGGGTAGACAAGCACTATCAAAAACAGCAAAGATCAGAAACCTATTCAATACAGGTGCTGATGTTACTTGGAAAACTCTAAGGAACAAATTTGATCTGAAATCTCCAGCTGCAATGGTTGGAAAATTAAGAAACGAAGGTATGATGATTTACGA